GTCTTACGACCGTTCGCTTACGAGAACTGTAGGTTTGTTACGTTGATCTTACCGTAGTAGTCAGCCGAATTACCTAGCGATGTGTTGACGTCCGTGAATGATGTCTTGCCGTAGCGAGTCATCAAGGACACAACTGGCTGGAATGTTATTGGGTTAACAACAACACCAGAGCTCATCAATGGGATGTAAGGAGCGTAGAAGTAACCTGTATCAGTTTCTCCGTTGCCACCCTTATAACCAACTAGGATTGTGTCGTCTGCACCAACCTGTGGTGATGCCGCTGGAAGACCTAGATCAAGACCTGTACCTGCGTTGTTCCACAAGTAGCTGTATACCTTGATTGTGCCGTTTAGCGTACCAACCAACATTGTGTTGTTAGGACCCTTGAAGGAACCTTCAACTGCTGGAGCAAATACTGACTTAGCAGCGCTCTGTAGAACAGAAACAACAAGTGGGGAAACCACGATGAAGTTACCTGCGCCACGACGTGTGCGACGTGCGATTTCGTTAGCAACGTAGTTGATGAGAACACCAAGGTTTGCTAGACGATCACCGACGTATGCTGGAGTGTAGTTACCAGCTGCGCCACCACCGTATGTACCGGCTGGGTTGCCATCAAACGTCTGAACTGTACCAGCAAGAGCTAGCAAGTCACTGATAATCTCAGCATCAATTTCCTGAACGATTTCAGCACTTAGTGCCTGTGTCATTTCGGACTCGATGTCAAGACCGTGCTGTGCCTGTAGATCCTGCATTGCCTCGATTGTCCAACCAGCCTGTAGCTTGCGTGAGCCAGCTTCAACTGCCTGAGAAACAACCTCTAGGTTCATACGACGACCACCAGAGCCTTCGATTGTGCTACCAGAACCACCAGTTGTGCAACCAGATAGAGCAGACTGAGTAGAACCCCATGCTGCACCAGTTGCTGTCGCTGTTGTGATACCTGTTGGTGATGTGAACGCACCAATACCGGATGCACCAGCTACCTGATCTGTTGATACTGCTGGAGAACCAGCGCCACCAACTTCACCAGCGTAGAATGCGCGGATTGGCTGACTGTTTGACTGCTCAGAGTTACCAAAAGCTTCGTCACCAGCTGCGATGTTATAACCACCGAAAGGTGAATTTGCAGCGTTGTGTGTTACAGCCTCACCGTACTTGTAGCGTAGTGAGTAGATTAGGCCAACTGGACCTTGCATTGGCTGAACACCAACTAGCTCGGTTGCAATTGTACCTGGGATGATACGACGAATCATTGGAATCAGAATCTTACGGAAACCAGCAACGTCATGTGCTTGTGTTGAGCCAGTAGCAGCTGCTTCGTTCAAGCAGTACTTCTTTTGGTTCTCTAGAACCGGCGACACAATTTCTTTCATTTTAGGAGATAGTCCCTCGAGCAATGCGCCCTTAGTTTCACTCCAATTTTCAAACATCTCGTCCATTATATTACTCCTGTAAATGCGTTAAAAAGATGGATTTAGCTTTGCTATTAGTCTCTGCTAATGCCAGCCCAGCGTTGTAGACGTGCCTTAGCTTCAGCGGAAAGCTTGTGCTGGTCTTTCGACTCAGTTAGTTGCTCTTCGTTTTCTGCAAGGATGTCTTCGTTGTCGCCAGTCTTAACCTTAGCGTTTTCTAGCAGGTCTTTCTTTTCATCTTCCGAAGCACTCTCAGCCAGTACTGTATCTTCCTTCTCTGATTCGTTTACTTCTTCAGTTTCTTTGAGAACGCGACCAATAAAAGTCTTGTAACCTTCTACAAGCTGATCTGTGTCCACATTCTTCAAAATTGCTTCCATTACTTCTTTCTGGCGACCAGAAAGAGGTGTTAGAATTTCTGCAAGTTTTTCTTTACGCTCTTTGTCTGCTAGTACGCGCTCAGCTTCTTCCAAAGCTTCAACTGCGTCTTCAAGGCGTTTTTCTGTCTCACGTAGTGTACCTTCCAACGATGCATCATCTGCAAAGTTATTCTGGTACTCGGCGCGTACAGCTTCGAAAATCTTACGTCCAAAATCGTCTTGCTTGATCTTGTCGATGTCTTCAACCAACTCTTCAAGTTCAGCGCGTAGGCGGATCTCCAAGAATGAGTCAAGCTTTTCAACTAGTTCTGCAAGGTCGCCCTTGAGCTCTTCAGCCATTAGTGCCTTAGCTTCAACCAGCTTTTCAGCTGCCTCTGCTTCTAGGTCACGGAATCGCTCGATATCGCCCTTAAGCTCTTCAATCTCTGAATCTAGGAAATCACCAACCTTGGCATCAACAGCCTCGATTAGCGCATCCCGTTCGTTTACCCACTGTTCTGTCAGCTCGGCGCGAACATCTGCTGCTGCATCTGCCTTTGCTGCCTCAACAGCTTCGGTTAGTTTTTTGTCGAATGCCTGTTGTAGCTCACCACGAGTTTCCTCTGTGAGTACCTCAGCTTCGAGCAACTTCTGAAGCAGTTCTTCCATTAGTAAATCTCCTAAATTTCAATGTACGGAAAATGTCA